ATGCCAAGAAGAATAAAAACATTTGGTGGTCAGAAAGCCACTGTACCGCTCAAAAATGAGCGAGACATGAATAATATCATTAATTACTTTCTGATCCAACGCGAGAAAGCTAAAACAGAGGTAAAACGCTGGCAAGCTGATCGCAACTGGATATTGTGTTTGATTGGATTCAACACAGCGTTCCGCGCAGAAGATTTACTGCAATTAAGAGTCATGGATATAGAAAAAGGGTACATGAGCATCAAAGAAAACAAAACCGGTAAAGTCCAAAATTTTAGATTGAACAAACTGCTGCACGAGGACATCATGGACTATGTAAAACGCAACGAATTAACATCATACAGCTACTTATTCCCAAGTCAAAAAAATATGAATTTTACAATCACCCGGCAGCAAGCGGATCGCATACTTAAAAAGGCTGCTGATGCAATCAAGTTAAAGCAGCCTTTTTCTTTGCACAGTATGAGAAAAACATTTGGTTATCATTACATTAAAAACGGCGGCAAATTGCTAACGCTGATGAAAATGTATAACCACGATGAGACTTCAACGACTGAGATTTATATATGCTGGGGTACTGATGATGCCGAGCAGGACAGGCAGTCGATCTACAACGGAGCAGTACATCGAAAAGGCAGAAAATAGATGATTTAACGGGAATTGAATGTACATGCACATTTTTATGAATTATCGAATATGTGGAATGACAAAATAAACGGTTAAATAAAGCTTAAAGGAGTGTTTGATGTAGTTAGAAAAAATGTGATAGACTTAGCGGTTATGTCACATTAATTAGAAGCACAGAAAAGTGCGGAAAGGTAAAGAAATTATGGCTGGATATGGCATTGATAATATTAAAGAATGGTTTAAGAATCATGTAGCGGAGTTACGAGTTTTAGATGATGATGCACAGGTGCTGATATGGAAACAACCCGGAACAAGAATGTGTGAGATAGACTTTGTATTTTATAAAAATATGGTCTATATTACAGGCGACATGAGGGATGCAGTATTTAATACAACTTGGCGCACATCGTGGGACTGTAATAATGGGTGGCGTATCGGTCTTTATTATTTTGCTGAGAAATTATCGTGTGCCAAATATGGGAAATATACATGGGATTCGAAAGAGGCTGTCAAATATCTAGCGGGAGAATATAGACAAGAATTTGGCGGTAATGACGATGAGTACATAGAAACAATTTCGTACATCAAAGATCAACACATAGAAGATGTGTATGATTTCGAAATGATTGAAATACCACATAAAGAAAAATTTGACGATGATAGTGTATTATTGCAGATGTGTTTAGCGATAAATTACGCAAATGAATCTTCATCATCGGAAGAATTTGCACAAAACATTAACTTATGTTCAGATTTTGAGGATTTTAACGATTTTTGGGAATGGGGTTATTCTTGTGGCAGGGTGCTGAATCCGGATATTGAGGTTTATTTGATAGCTTTGCAAATGGCATATGATCAATTATCTAATAAAGAGGTGAACGTAAATGACTGATGAAGAAAAGTATAAACTAGCGCTGTTTATGGTGGTTAGAAATAGCAAAGTTATGCCGGTAGGTTTGTCTTTAGGAAAATCAATGACAGATATTAATAAAAAAAGTATTGAAACATGCGAAACGATTGTTAAATCTATTGACTTTGAAGCAGCTAGAAAGGATTATGAAAATGGAAAACAAGCATGTAACAACAGCAAACGTAATTAGAATGGCTATGGTTTTAGTTCTTCAAGAAATTTTAAGTGATAAATGATGAAAACGTTATTCGCATTATTTTACAATTTATGTGTGATAGCACTCACTTGCTATATGGTTACATATCATAGTTTTTGGTGGATCGTATTACTTTGCTTTATAGTGAGCGAGTTGAAAGATTAACTGAGGTGAGCATGAATTATAAAGATGAAAGAAAGTATCTAGAGAATGAGCTAAGGAGCTATCGTTATATTGTTAATAAATGTTATGAATATGAAAATGAGATTGCTGAAGCAACTATTCAAAAGTTTGGCACTTCAAGTAAAAATGCGCAGCTCGTTATCTATGAAAATGTAAGTAACCCTTATAAAGATAAATGGATAGAATTAGATGATATTATAAATAAAGCATATGATAAATTATTATTTTGGAAACAAAGACGCGAATGGATAGAAGATTGTCTTTCACGCCTCGATGATCCTTTTGAAATCAAGATTATTCATTTAAGATACATCTATGAAAGTAGCAAAACGGACATACAACTAGCAAAAGCGATAGGTTGCCACAGAAACACATTGAGAAACACAACAAATAGAGCATTTAAAAAAATGCTAAAAAAATAAAAGTTTGTGCAATGCACAAGCAAAAATGGTGTATAATCGTAATCGAAGGAAGAGCAATGCTCAACATCCTCGTTGCTTATTATATAAGCACGTATAAAAATAGTGATAGTAACTCTACGGAGACTATTGCGTAAAGGCATCTATATCAACTATACGTTATTTGTATGGTTTGATATGGATGCTTTTATTTTAGGTAGCTAAACAGCTGCCTTTTTTTTGTTATCCGGCAACCCCGGCGGAGGAAAAGACATGAGTGATAAAACATTTGTTGAAGAGACAAGGGCAAGGACAGGTGAGCCAGTGTCAATGATATGGAGTACCGTCAGTATGATTTATAACATGTCGGAAAAGACTTGCTATGCCATTGATTTTATTTACAAAGAGATTTTGTCTATGCTAGATGATCGTGTGTGCTGGACATCAAGACAAGCTGCCAAGCTGCTGTTATCGGAACATGACTAAAGATGTGCCTTGTTATGAGTGCAGTGATAGGCACATTGGCTGTCATGGATCATGTAAGAGATACGCTAAGTACAATGTGAACCGCAAAAAGATATTGAGACAGCAGCAGAATCAAACGGCGGCAGATCATGAGGTATCAAGCCATTGGTGCTATGACAGCAGGTGCAGGAGGATAGCGTAATGGCTCAACCATTTGCTAAACGTTTTTATAAAAGCAAACAATGGCAGCATGTTAGAGATTATGTATTTAAACGTGACAATGGCCTATGCCAAGATTGCTTACAAGCTGGCAGGATCACACCGGGCTTAGAAGTACATCACTTAGTAACATTGACGGCAGTAAACATTGATGATGCAGATATTAGTTTGAACCCAGACAGATTAGTGACGTTGTGCTATGACTGTCACAAGAAGCGTCATCAAGGGAATAGAAGTGCATTAACCGAAGGATATAGGTTTGATGCAGATGGAAACATCATTGAGGATACTCCCCCCATTAAATAAGGGTGGGGTGTCTTTATGGAGACCGTAGAGAGGAGGTCAGAAAAACCGCGTGGAAAATTTACACGAGGGGGGGTTAAACCCAAAAGAAGCGCAAGAAAGCGCAATAAGAAAAAAGAAAAACGCTTATAAGAAGATTTTCAAGGACGTTGATGAAAGTAAAAAAAAGTTTGTTGATTCTATGATTTCACAGCTTGCTTATATCGAAATATCACTTGAAGAATTGCAGAACCAAACGATCAATGATGGTTATATTGAATTGTTTGAACAAGGAAACCAAAGTTTTTTAAGAGAACATCCGGCAGCTAAGAGTTACAATTCTTACATAAAGAGTTATACAACGATCATTAAAACTTTGATTGATATCGTACCGGCAGCAAAGCAAAGTGATGAGCTTCAGAAATTTTTAGATAAAAAGAAGAAATTATGACCTATTTAGAAGAATATGCAAGAGCGGTATTAAGCGGTAAAATCAACGCTTGCCATAGAATCAAGCAGGCTTACGCACATTTACTTGACAAACTAGAACATCCTGAAAAATATAAACCGTGGGTATTTGATGAAGATAGGGCAAATGAACCTATTGAATTTATCGAAACTTTTTGTAAACAGGCACAAGGTCGAAACAGAGGGAAACCGTTAAAATTAGAACTATTTCAAAAAGCCAAACATCAAGCAGTGTTTGGCTTTATACATGAAAAAACCGGTGAACGGCAGTATCAAGAGGTGCTTGACATCCGAGGGCGTAAGAACGGAAAAACAACTGAACTTGCTGCTGATGCTACTTACATGATGTTAGGTGATGGTGAAGGTTCACCGGAAGTTTATTTCATAGCCACTAAATTAGATCAAGCAAAAAAAGGATTTTCTGAAGCCCATAAAATGATCATGCAATCGGATATGCTGAAAAAGTATCTGCGTAAACGACAGTCCGATATTTGGTGTGATATGAATTTCGGCACGATGCAAGCACTTGCCAGCAATAGCAATTCATTAGATGGTCTTAACGGACATTTTGTGATTATCGATGAGTTAGCAGCAATACAGAAACGTGATCTTTATGACTTGATGAAACAATCTATGTCGTCACGTTTTCAACCGTTATTAAACTGTATTACTACTAACGGATTTGTGCGTAATTCAATTTATGATGCACAGTATGTTTATGCCATAAAGGTACTTGATTCATATGACATAGGTAAGTGTATCGATGAACGTTTCCTTCCGCTAATCTATGAATTAGATGATCGTGATGAGTGGGACAAAGAAGATTGCTGGGTTAAAGCAAATCCCGGACTTGGCACGATCAAGTCCTTTGATAAGTTGAGAGGATATGTTGAAAAGGCGAAAAAAGATCCAGCATTTAAAGCCACAGTTATGGTAAAAGACTTTAACATGACCGAAACATCTGCAAGTGCTTGGCTGACTTATAAGACACTGAACAATACAACTAAATTTGAACTGGATAAGATGTCGTTTAGATATTGTATTGGTGGTTTTGACGGATCAGATACCACCGACTTAACCAATGCGAAAGCATTGTGTATGCGACCGAATGACAATCATTTATACTATGCATCCATGTATTGGCTGCCTGAAGAAACGCTGATCCAACGAAGCATTGAAGACAGCGCGCCTTATGAGCTGTGGGAACGTCAAGGCTATTTGCGCGTATCAAAAGGGAACAAAATCAATTTTTATGATGTTCTCGAGTGGTACAAAGAACTTAGGGATGTGCATGATATTTATGTTTTATATATTGGGTTTGATCCGTGGCATGTTGATGAATCGTTGCTTGAAGCGTTTAAGAATGAATTTGGTAAAGAAGCAATGATACCGGTGCGTCAAGGAACAAAAACTTTAAGCAGTCCGATGAAATCATTTAAAGCTGATCTCGATGCAAAGCTGATTGTTTATAACGATAACCCAATTGACAAGATGTGCCTTGCTAACACAGAGATCAAGACAGACATTAACAACAACATTCAGCCAGTGAAGGGATTAGATGTGCGAAAGCGCATTGATGGTACGATCGGATTTTTAAATTCTTACGTTGTCTTTAATGACAAAAGAGACGAATACTTAACCTTGATTTAAGAAGGGAGGTGATAAAATGGGAATTAGAAATAAGATTAAAAGTTTTTTTAATAAATCTGAATCTATCACGCGTTTTGAAATGGTTACATCAAGTGGCAATGGGTTTTATTCTTGGAACGGTAAACTGTACAAGTCGGATATTATTAGAGCCTGTATACGACCTAAAACTAAGGCAGTAGGCAAAGCATTAGCAAAACATATCCGCACAGAAAAAGACGGCATCAAAGTGAATCCTGAGCCTTACATAAAAATGCTTTTGAAGTATCCGAATCCATATATGACGTTTCAACAGATGATTGAAAAAGTTATGAATCAGTATCAGCTAAACAATAACGCCTTTATCTATATCAATCGTGATAGCAATGGTTATCCAACTGAGTTATATCCAATACCGGCAGTGAATTGCGAAGCTGTTTACGATAAACAAGGCTATTTATATCTGCGCTGCATGATGATGAATGGAAAGGTTGTTACATATCCATATACGGACATCATTCATTTGAAAAATGATTATAACAACAACGATATTTTCGGCGACAGTCCAATTGAAGTATTAAAACCTTTGATGGAAATCGTAACAACCACCGATCAAGGAATCGTTAAAGCAATAAAGAACAGCGGGATCATTAAATGGCTTTTAAAGTTTAACAACTCTTTAAGACCGGATGATATAAAAAGAAACACAAAGCAATTTGTAGATGATTACTTATCGTTTGAAACAGATACGATGGGGGCAGCCGGTATTGATAACAAAGTGGATGCAATACAGATTGATCCAAAAGATTATGTGCCAAATGCTGCTCAGATGGATAGGACTATTAACCGACTTTATTCATTTTTCAACACGAATGAAAAAATAGTGCAGAACAAATTTACTGAAGATGAATGGACCGCTTACTATGAGGGCAGCGTTGAGACCGACTTGATTCAATTATCACAAACATTCACACGCAGAATTTTTACAAGACGTGAGATCGGCACTGGTAACGAAATCGTATTTGAAGCAGCTAACCTGCAATATGCTTCTATGTCAACAAAATTGAATATGGTGCAGATGGTCGATAGAGGTGCTATGACACCCAATGAATGGCGGGCTGTCTTAGGCATGGCGCCAGTGGAAGGCGGAGACAAGCCGATCCGTAGGCTTGATACCCAAGTGGTTAAAGAAGGAGGTGAATAAGGATGGATATAGAAATCAAAGGTATTATATGCTCAGATTCGGACGCATGGTATTATGAATGGTTCGGTGAATCCTGTGCATATCCGCAAATGGTCAACAAGGCTTTAAAAAATGCAAATGGCGAAACTGTGACCCTTAAAATCAATTCTCCCGGCGGCGATGTATTTGCTGCATCAGAAATCTATACAGTATTAAAAAACTATGCAGGCAGAGTAGAAATTGAGATTCAAGGTTTAGCAGCGTCAGCTGCATCAATCATTGCAATGGCGGGCTATTGCAAAATGAGTCCTACTGCATTGCTCATGGTGCATAACGTATCGACAAGCGCAAGCGGTGATCATCGAGTGATGGAACATCAAGCCGAAGTGCTGAAAAAAGCAAACAAGACGATGGCATCTGCTTATGTAAATAAAACGGGTATGAGTGAAGAAATGGCGCTGGAGCTAATGAGTAAAGAAAGCTACATTGATGCACAAGAGGCATTGACACTGAAATTGATAGATGAAATCATGTTCAGCGAACTGCCATTCGTTAATTTAAACAATTTTAAGCAGCCAATACTTAGTAATTGCTCAGTTAATATTCCGGACGACGTTTTAAATCGCATCTTCACAAACAGTCAGCATAAAAATGCTGATTTTTTTATGCAGAAAAAGAAAAAAGAAATTGAAACAACATTAAATTTATTAAATCTAGGAGGAAAAAACTATGAATAAAGAACAGTATTTACAAAAACGTAAAGAATTGATGAATGAAGCGAATGAATTGCTGAATTCAGGAAAGATCGATGAAGCAGAGGCTAAAGCATCAGAAGTCAAGGCATTGGATACGACTTTTGAAAACATCTGCAAAGCGTCAGCGAATTTGGCAGCCTTACAGGATAATGCGGTCATTACGGACATTCAAGCAAAAGGAGTAGTTATCGAAAATACCACTTCTTTGGCAAGCACTATTGAAAAAAACGAAGATACTTATACAAACGTATGGGCTAAAGTCATGCAGAATATTGCAATTACAGAAGACGAAAAACGTATCTTTGATGAAGCAAACAAGGAATTTAAAAACGAAGCATTAACGACTGGTAACTCACCGGTGCTGATTCCGGAAACTGTTGTAGCCGGTATTTGGAAAGAGGTAGGAGAAGTCTATCCTTTGTATGCGGAAGTATTAAAAACGAGTGTTAAAGGTAAACTAACTGTCTTAAAATCAACAGAATCAACCGAAGCTAAATGGTATGATGAAGCAACTGAAATTGAAGAGGGTAAAGAAACATTTGCAAAAGCTACTTTGAATGGTTGTGAGTTGTCACGTGACATTACGGTGTCATGGAAATTGAAAGAAATGGCAACGAATGAATTTATTCCTTTCATCCAGTCGCAGTTAGCAGAAAAAATGGGAGCTGCCGCTGCCTATGGCGTATTCAATGGTAAAGGTAAAGCAGCATCCGAATCATCAAACAAAGATGAACCAAGAGGCATTAAGACCGCTTTACTAGCACAGGCAAACAAGCCTCAAGTAGTGGAATTAGCAGCAGATGCAGAATTAAGCTATAAGGATATTACTACATTGATTTCAAAAGTAAAGGGTACATATAAAAAAGGTTCTAAATTTTATGCAACCAGTGATTTTATTTGGGACACATTAGCCAATGTTAAAGATGCGACAGGACGTCCTTATTTCATCGCTGACACTACGGCTGGCGGCGTAGGTCGCTTGTTTGGCTTTGTGGTCGAGGAAGATGATTCCATCGATACATTATTATTCGGTAATGCAAATAAAGGCTACCATTTAAACATCAATAAACAAATGACACTGGATCAGGAAGATCACAAAAAAGCGCGCACAACGGATTATATTGCTTATGCAATCATGGATGGTGATGTTCGTACTGAAAAAGCCTTTGCTTACTTAGACGTAAAAAAAGCGTAGCAACAGTGAACTTGTTAACAGCTGAGGTCACATATCAAAAGGGCAGTAATGCAGATGTGACCGTAGCTGTTGCCGCTCAAACGATTACGGCTGTTAAAAACCATAATGCAGATGTAAATACAGCAAATTATACATTTAATGACGGGATTTTAACTTTAAAATCAGCATACTTAGAAAATCTAAGTGTCGGCGAAAAACGATTGACGATTATCACCGAATCCAACAGCATGACAGTGACGCTCATCATCAAGGAGTAGCTTATGACACTTTTAGAAAAAGTGAAAGTCATTTTAAGAATTACCGGTAATGATTTTGATGAAGCAGATGTAATACCCTTAATGGCTGCATGTAAGAGAGATATCGAAAGAAACGGAATCATTTATGATGAGAACGATCCGCTCATTGAACAGGCAGTCAAAGTATATTGCCGGGCTAATTTTGGCAACAACCCGAACGCTGAACGATTGCAAAAATCTTATGAAATGCTAATCTCTTCATTGGCATTATCTGGAGGTGACGATGGAAGCAATTATTAAGGTCTTTAATGAAAAAGATATTGATCATGATTCAGAAGGTGATTCAAACACCCTGTATTATCGTAAAGTGTTTGCGGAGATCTGTTCTGTCGGCAGTAATGAATTTTATAAAGCTGCCGTAAATGGTTTGAAAGCATCAAGGGTGTTTAAAGTGTTTTATGCTGACTATAAAGAGGAAGACATGGTTCAATTTGGTGGAAAATGCTATGCAGTTTATCGTACCTATTATGATGAAAAAACTGATCTGTATGAACTGTATTGCAATGAGGTATCAATATGAAAATAAACATTGAAGATCTAAGCAATACAGTTATAAAACAGATCAATAACTGGTCTGATGAAAAAAGTGATAAAATCAATCAGCATGTTAAGAAGCGCGGAAAAGAAATGGTCGAAGCAATAAAAAACGATTCACCTAAAAAAACCGGAAAATATGCTAAAGGATGGAAAGTGAAAGTAACATTAGGAAAAGGGTATGCAAGAATCAAGGGCGTAAATATTGCTCGTCCAGAATTGACTCATTTACTGGAAAATGGTCACAAAACTGCCGGCGGTACGAAACAGACAAAAAAATACCCTCATATAAAATGTAATGAGGATAAATTCAATGAATTGTTATTACAGGATATCAAGGAGGAATTTCAATGACACCTAAAGAATTAGGACATGAATTGAGCAAAATTCTTCCGACAGCTTTTAATTTGTTTAAAGAAAAACAAAAAGGTGATTACGCGGTATTTAATTACAGCATAAATGCGAGTGGAAGTGATGAGCAAAATCAGTTTATTAACTATGAGTACAATATTGAACTTTATACCAGAAACAAAGAACAGGATATAGAAAATAAGATCATGTCTATCCTTGATGTCAGAGGTATTGAGTACGAGATATCAGAGTCAGTTTATATAGAGAGCGAGAAACGTTTTATGACGGTGTTCACGTTCTCTTTTTTAACATTAAAGGAGGCATAAAAATAATGTTTGGCAAAAAGGAAGTCATTCTAGGTAGTGGGAAATTATACCATAAGGAATATAGTGAGGGCGAAATACCATCAAACGAAATCATAGAAGTAGAAGAAAATATCTTAGCATCAATAAAAGGTGGCGCGTCAATTACTTACACACCATCATTTATCGAAGAAAAAAGTGATCTAGGCGACATCATTGTAAACATCTTACAGTCTGATGAGGCTATTTTTAAAAGCGGTTTAATGACTTTGATCGGTGAAACATTTAAAGTATTGACCTCGACAGCAAGGGTTACAAAAACCGATGGAGTAGAAACAGTTTTGATCGGTGGTGTTAATAACAATGATGGAAAAACTCATTTATTCCATTTTGTTAATAACAACCCTTTAAGACCAGTTCGAGTTACTTTGATCGGTGTCAATCAGAAAGGATTTGAATTAGCTTTCAAGCAAGATGGTGCAACCGTAGTTGATCTGGAAATCAAAGCAGAGCCAATGGATGATGAAGGTACAAAAATCAAATTGCAGTTAGGGAAGAAAGAGGCGGTGACAAAATAATGAATAATTACTTTGATTTTTCTAATCGCGCAATCAGGACATTAAAGGTTAAGTTGAATGACCGTTTAACTGTACTGGTCACTGCACCTACATTAAAACTGTTAAATGAACTCAGCAACTTTGATGTAAAAGATACAAACCCAAATCAAATTATGAAGTTGGCATTAAAGATATTTAACAACAACAAAGGCAGCAGAAGGGTTGATTTAAAGGATATCGAGAATATATCAACAGATGATTTAGTTGAATTTATCAAAGAATATACGGAATTTATAGGATCAGTCACCAAAGACCCAAACTAAAAATCCCCTATTATCCTATTGATTCGGACAGTAGGGGATATGAGATTCATTCTTTAAATTATAAAATCGTACACGATTATACAGGCTTGAGTTTCTTTGAAATTCTCGATCTGCATCTTGATGAATTTTTACTCTTTCAGCGTGATGCTTTTATATACGATATGGAAAAATCAGAGCAAGGGAAAGAATATCTATCGAATGCCAAGAGGTTGGAAACCGAAAGCACAGATTATGACGCATTTGAAAAAGTAATGAATGGAGGTGGTTAAAATGTCGAGTAAAGTAGAAGGAATTACCGTCACACTCGGAGCGGATACCTCCGCTATTACAAAAAGTTTAAAAGACGTTAACAAGGATTTATCCAGCACTCAAAAAGAACTGCGAAACGTTCAAAATTTGTTGAAGCTTGATCCAGCGAATACTGAGCTTTTAGAACGCAAACAGAAACTTTTAGGGGAACAAGTGGAGACAACTAAATCAAAATTAGATGCTCTGACTGAGGCCCAAAAGAAAATGATTGCTGAAAAAGAAAATCTTAACAGCAAAGAATTTCAAAAACTGCAAGATGAAATAGTAAAAACTAAAAGTAAATTAGAAGATTACGAAGATCAGCTGAAGCACTCAAATGCAACGCTCGAAAAAATGACAAAGAATGCTGAAGCTTTTGCTAAAAAAACAGGTGATCTAGGCAATGTTATGCTGCCGGTCACGGCGGCTATGGCTGGAATTGCAGCCGGCAGTATAGCAGCTATGGATGCAGTCGATGAAGGGCTTGATCGAGTAATGACAGCGACTGGCGCAACTGGCGATCAAGCTAAAAAGCTTCAGGCAGTGTATGAAAGTGTCGTTCAGCAAGTACCGGATGATTTTTCTAACATCGGTGGTGCAGTCGGAGAATTAAATACGCGCTTAGGCTTAAATGATGAAGCTCTCGAAAAAGCTTCTGTATCGGCTTTGCGGTTTTCAAAGATCAATGGCATTGATGTTGTTGACGGTATCCGATCGGTAACACGCATGATGAATAACGCCAACATACCTGCTGAAGAATACGAAAGCACTCTTGACTTGTTATCGAAAGCTGCTCAAATATCAGGAAAAGATGTATTATCATTAGCTGACAGCTATACCAAAAATAGCGCAGCACTCAGAGAATTGGGATACTCTCATGAAGAAGCAATCGGAATGCTGTCAAAATGGGAAGTCGAAGGTATCAACGTTGAATCAGCTCTTGCCGGCATGAAAAAAGCGGTTGTGAATTTTACGAATGACGGCAAGAATGCGAAAGAAGAAATCGGCAACGTAGTGCAACAGATCAAGGAATTATCTGATAGTGGTAATGACGTTGATGCAATCGCATTGGCAATGGAAACATTTGGCAATAAAGCCGGCCCAGAGCTGAAAGATGCAATAGCACAAGGTAAATTTGAGTATCAGGATTTTATTGACGAATTAGCCAACTCTCAAGGAACGCTTGAAGGAACTTATGGCATGATCGTCGATGAGGTTGACGATTCGCAGCTCGCTATGCAGACGTTTCAGCTTGCCTTGCATGATTTAGGTGAGACGATTGCCAAGATCATCGGTCCAATACTGAAAGACTTGGCTAATTGGTTTAAAGGCATTATGGATAAATTTAACGCTCTACCTAAAGGTGGTCAAAAATTTATCATCTTATTAGGTGGCATTCTCGCTGCTATTGGTCCTGCTCTCTTGGCGGTATCGGGACTATCTGGTATGTTCGGAAAATTGATTACTAATATCACGCCACTGATCAATAAAGTGTTCCCAAGCCTTGCAGGTGCTATCTCATTACCGGCAGCACCGATACTCGCTATCATCGCTGCAATCGGCGCACTTGTAGCAGCGTTTATCTATCTGTGGAACACGAATGAAGAGTTCAGAGACAATATCCTTCAGCTATGGGAAATCATCCAACAAAGGATCAGTGAGATTCTCCAGTTCATACAGGAGAATTTCACTTTTGTATTTGATGCCATAAAGGGTGTTATTGATACAGCCTTGAAAGTTATTATGGATATAGTTGAAGTGTTTGTCGCTTTATTTAGCGGTGACTGGGAAGGTTTGTGGGTTGCTTTGCAGAAACTAGTAGGCGACATCGTAAATGGCATCTGCAATCTATTCAGCACGATGTATGATGGTATTATGGAGATATTCCAAAAAGTTGTTGAATGGGTCGTAGAAAAGGTGCAGGGTATCATTGATGATATAGTCGGTTTTGCTTCTGACTTTTTAAATGCTGGTAAAAAGTTGTTTCAAAACATTTGGGACGGAATGAAGTCAATTTGGACTAATTTAAGTACATGGGTATCGGAAAAAGTTGAATGGCTGCTTGGTAAACTAATGTTTTGGCGCTCAGCAAATGACGAAATGTCAAGCGGAGGTTCTGGCTCAAAAAGCAGCCGAGATGCAGACGGAAGTCATGCAACCGGTTTGTGGAATGTACCGTTTGACGGATACCGTGCAATCGTGCATAAAGGTGAGATGATCGTGCCGGCAAAGCAAGCGGAAGAAATCAGAAACAGTAAAGGAAAAGCTGCTTCAAGCATTAACGTTACTCAAAACATTTATACAGATAAACTTGACGAGGCGGGCATGGCTAGAAAAACAACAAGAGAATTAAAGAAGTGGGCGTTAGGGGTTAAATAATGAAAAAAAACGAAAAATTAATGTATACAAATGAACGTGGAGAATCTATTGAAATGAGTTGGTTCTCCCGTCTCATTTGCAAGGAGTTCAGCGATGAATTATCAGTCAGTTACAATACGATCAAGAATGCGAACCAAGATGGTGAAACATTAGTGTCACAGACTTTTGATACACGACCGATCACCATTGACTGCTTTTATCAGGTAGACCATCAATCAGCGGAATTTGAACGCAAATTGAAACGGATATTTAACCCGCGGTTAAAGGGAACGTTGAAGCACATTACAGAAGAAATTGAACGGGATATAAACGTAAAATTGGAATCAATCCCTATCTTTAAACATGATGGTGGTTATGGTACATTGATGCTTGATTTTGTGGCTCATGCACCGTTTTGGCAAGATGTACCACGAACTGAATATCTTGCATTTGTTGAGGCTGCCTTGTCGTTTCCGCTTACTTTTATAGGAGGTATGAGTTTTGGTATCCGGCGTAACTCATTAGTCAGCAACATTGATAATGTTGGCGACGTTGACTGCGGTTTTAAAGTAACCTTTAAGGCAAGCGGTGGTACCGTCAGCAATCCTTATATTAAAAAAGGTGATAAGTATATACGTCTAAATTATGAGATGCAGAAAGGTGATCTTATTACCGTGGATATGTTAGGTCAGTCACCGGTTATCTATCTTAACGAGCAAAAAGACAGCACTATTTTAAAGCGTAAAGAAACAGAGTTTTTTAATCTTGACGTTGGGCTGAATGAAGTTGAATATAACGCAGAAAGGAATGTCACAAACCTAGATGTAATCGTGACATACAGGCCGCAATACTTATGATGTATCTATATAGAGAATTTAAGCTTGTTGAAATTATCGCGGCTTATGTGTCACTAGAATATACGTTAAAGCACCGCGGCGCCGGTACGTTTACGCTTACTTTAAATGATGGTGAGGTTGCGAAGTCTTTTTATCAAAATGATGTTTTGATGATTGATGATGATGCTTTTGTGATTGAAAATATCCATGTGTTTTCTGATAACGGTGTAAACACCTATGAAATATCCGGATTGCATATAAACTCATTATTGAGCAGACGTGTGATCAGCTCGTTTACCTTCAGCATAGACGAAAGCTATGAAATTCAGATTGAAAAGCTACTGAACGAAAATTTCATTGCTCCGATTGATACTAACAGAAAAGTAGATGGCTTTGTATTTAGCGCACAAGGCATAGAAAACGCACCGACAGTCAATTATACCTTTGAAAACATGGAAGTGTCAGAGGTTGTAAATACGGCTCTAGCACGCGCTGATTTAGGATACACGATTGATTATCTGCCTGAAGAGCATCAATATAGATTCAGGCTGATACATGGTCGTGATAAAACAGCTGATGTTATCTTTTCGGATAAAAACAACAACATCGCAAATAAAGACGTCTATCAGCAACAGCAAGACAGTAAAAACGTCGGGTATTTAAACAATGAAGGGAAACTAACAAGTAAAGGAACTGTCAGCGGAATCAATCGTCGAGAGTTTATTTTAGAAGGCTCAGACATCACGCAACTTGATGAGCAGCTTGCAGAAAGCAAGGCACTAGTAAGTGCAGAATTTGAAGTCATCGACAATGAACTATATCAATATGGTCGTGATTATAAACTCGGTGATGTGGTTACGTTTGAGGACTATGAAAGTAATTTAATAGCACAGCGACCTTTATTAGAGGTTGCTTTTTACTGTTCGGACACAATCACGCGGACAACAACGTTCGGTGACTCAATACCGACGATTTTCGATAAATTGAAGAAAGGAAGGTGATGAAATGTCAGAAAAATATTTTCCATTTGACGGGCAATTGGTCGAGGGTAAATCAGATAGAGTTTACTATGCAAGTGATTTTGCGAACTATTTTAAACCATTTTTCCGCAATGGCATATTTGCAAGTCAAGGCGATGGATTGATGGTGCTATCTCTTGACGACAATATGTTTATATCCTTAATGGACGGTCGTTCAATCATTGAGGGACACGGCTATCAGAATGACAACAAAGACGGTGTTAAGAAAATGCGTATCGCTAACTCTGATATAGCGCAAGATCGTATTGATATAGTGGTAAATCGTTTAAATAAGGTTGACCGTATGATTACAACGATAGTCGTTAAAGGAGAGCTGTCAGATGCACCGGTGCCGCCGGAAATCGTGCGGAATGATGATTACTATGACTTAAAACTCGCCGAGGTATACGTGCGCAGTGGTGTAGATAAGATACAGCAAGCAGACATCACCGATTTTAGAGGTGATGAAGATGCTTGCGGATGGGTAACGGGTTTGATTGACAGCATTAATTCAACGGCATTTTTTAAGCAGTATCAGGTAGCTTACAATGCGTTTGTCAAAGAGACTTACGATAAGGCTGAGGATCTGTTTGACTTGATACGTAACCTTTTGGACAAGGATCAAGCTAGTTATCTAGCTATGCAAATAGCCGAACTAAAAGCATATCCAAAGGTAGAACCATACGTATTAAAAGCCGATCAATGGCAAGAGACTGCGGACGGTTTGATTTATACCATTATGGATAGTCGGTATACATATCTTGGCTCATATTGGGAGCTAATTGCTGAGCCGGATATGGATAAGAATGAGCAAAAATTGCTTACCAATGCAAGGATAACGTCGATTGATGATAAGCAAGACGGCAAGCTGATTATCCATGCGGTAGGCGTTAAGCCGACAGATGATATACACATCAGCATCAAGATAGAGAGGTGATAAAGATGTCGGTAAGAGGCAAAGATATATTTGGATTTAATGCTGCAGGTTATCCCGGTGACATCGTATTTAGTTATGACGACTTAACAGTCGAACATCCTGAATTTTTAAAATTGGACGGCGGAGTTTATAAAAAAGAGAACTATCCACAAATTGAAAAGTATTTTAATTTCAATGGCGTAGTACCTTACAACGAAACCGTTGATCTTGCAGAATTTAACGAAACAAAAACAGATCAGGTTGATTGCAGATGGCTTTCAAGTCAAAATGGAGACGATATTGCGCTGATTTATTTGTGTGATAAAAAAAAGTCGAGCAACGATCGTATGTATTGTAAGTTGTATTTATCACACGATGGTGGCACAACCTTTACAAAAGTCAGTGATTCTTATTTTAGCAGTTGCAATTCTTCATCAAGTTATTCAAAGAAACTTATCAGATTAAAAGACAAGACGTTGTTATTTTACAAAAACAGCTATAATAATGATTCTGGTTATATATATTGTTATTGTTTAAAAGATGGTGAGACATCATGGAACCAGACAACAGTATATAACGGCCATGATTCAAGTACATTGCATATAGTAACTAATGGCAACTACATTTTTGTTTGGATATATGACAAAGCGGGTTCACCATCACAATTTGTTAGATGTGCCGACATTACCCAAGCCACTTTATCTTGGGCAACATTAGATGCAGGCTCTATATCTGTAGGAAATTCAGGTTTGTCGAGGATCGCTAACACTGACAAGATCGTTTACGGTAATGTGATTGGAAGTAGCACAGACAAATTCAGGATTTATAATCCTGATTTAACGTATACAGAATACAGCACAATGCAATCTAGCCTTATAGTTCCAGATGTGAGCAGTCTTGGCTCGTATAACTCGGCTATGCTGTTTTATCGAAATGGTGAGTACGTGATGCTGCCGGGAGGAACGTCATACGGATATTTTGTAGTTAAAACGACAGACTTTATCACATGGACAGGATATGTAAGGGAAAATCCCGCTTATGCCGTCGAAAATAGCTCAGAAATTTATTATTACGGTGAAACCGACAAACAATTGTTGTTTAAAAAAAATGTTATGAACGAAGATGGCGGCCCGATAGCCGCACGAAACAAAGAAAATTTTACCATCGAAGGAAATGGCGACGTTTTTACAACCGGATTAAGTGGATATTCGTACACGGGTATATCCGATACATTAAAAAGAGACGAAGGAGGTTATTATATCGTCAGTGCAATCTATCAATACAATGAAGCTACAACAAGTAAATGTATAGTGCAAAAAAAGTATTTGAGAGAAGTAAACGAATGGTTTAAACTGCCATTGGCAAAAACTATATCCGCAACCTTTAGTGCATCATCAAATAATTATCCATATGTTAGAACGGAGTAAAATTATGATATACGTAACAAAAAGAAATGACATCGCTGTATTTACAGCGTACGAGCCGGACACGCCTTTTTTTACGATTGAGAAACAGCCTGAATGCCCGTATCAAAACGACAGTGAGCATAAGATAATTTGGCACTGTGACATTGACAATCAAAAAGTGTGGTATGAAGTTGAATACATCGAGCAACCAACACAGCTTGACAGAATGGAGGAAACGCTAATTGAAACAAATCTTGAGGTGCAGTATCTTTCAGCTTTAAAAGAACTCGGAATTTAAGAAAGGAGAAAATATCACAGTATGATTAAAAATAGTTTAAATATTGCGGGGGGGGGGTATATCTGCTAATAATTTAGTTAGTGATTTTATATCCCCGTGGTATCTGCTTGCACAGGCCGGCAATCTGCGACCATTTAAGGATTTAGAAAATGAAAATGTAGTTGAACCTTATCACAGCGGTTTATATACCTATGCTTATACAAAAAATTATCTTGTGTTTTTACAGCAAGGTAATGACGATTCTTACATTTACATCGAAATATACAAATTAGATACGTGGGAAACTGTTTTAAAAAGAAAAATGATGTCAGAGTATTCGAATAAATCAGTTTTAGGAGGAAATTATGTTGCTTTAAACATGACGTATAATGATGATGTTTATTTGATTTCCAACGATTTTTCATCCATTTTAAATATAAGGATCGATGAAACGCAAGATAGTAAATATGTCTTTAATCTGATTGCACTGCCAAGAAAAATGACTGATTATGTATCTGTATGCACACTCGGTAATACTGCGTACATGTTTGGTTTTCGTACAGATAGCGGTACATCGTCAAGCGCCAACACTACATACACAAGCATTATTAAATTTGATGCATCAACAAAAGCTGTTACTGTATTAGGCATAAGTACCGCGGACATGGGATTTAATGTAGGCGGTCAAAACTCCAGTAACACGCAATCATCAGCAGGGGTTTATGGCTGTTTCCCTTACGGTGATAATGAGATTATGATATTTGGTAAACATGCTGATGCTGATTTAAAATCAGTGAGGATGGTCTTGTACAATGCATTAACTGGAGTGTATACAAATGTCACAGATGATCCTGAATTTGCATATCTAAAAAAATTAAGTATTTTTAGTACCTTGTTCAGCAATTCTGCAAGTCAAATAAAGAGTGCAAGAAAAAGTGTAGCCTCTGACGGTTTAGTTAAATACGAAACCACTAACGCTATATATGTGCCAACAGGGGGTGGCAGTTCAAGTAATCCTAGATGGTATTTAGATACAAGCAATTCGGCGTATATCTATTTAAGGGAAAACATCGTTATTGATACAAAAGAAAAGAAGTTGTACAGCACATGGGTTCCGAGACTTACATCAGCATCTATATATAAGAGCGGTTCTTACAGCAGTCCAAGAGATGGGATGTCTTATAGTTGGATAGGTGTAAACGACACATTTCAACAAGTGCCATCAGGAGCAAGCATCAATGCAATCGATATTTCAAGATCGCTTGTTTATAACATGGACCGCAAATCAATTAAGGCGTTTTCGATGGATACAACAGATAGCAAGCTCAGGGCTGTTGGTGCGATGATGATAGATTTTGTAGCAGTAGTTAAAAAGGGTGTTCAGGTTAAACCGTTTTCAGAGATACCGTCACCGATGCAAGTGAGGTTTGTTAGACCTTCTAACTTATCTATTATTGATTACGAGTCGGACGCAGAAGGCTATTATGATGTGCAGGAAGAATGTTATATGTACATGGCAATCGAAAATGATCGCGTACCAAAGGTATCCTCAATGCCGCTTGACGGCTATCCGTACATCAATGAACAGCCATTTAAGATTTTGGTAAGGTAGGAGGTACAGACATGATTAACAGATTAGATGGTTACGATGTTACGATGGCAGAACTGCAAGAATATCTTGCTGTATTGACAGTGCCGGTGTTTGATGTAGAGGTCAAAAAACAGAATGATTTATTTGAAGTGTACTGCAATGGTACACTTTTATATTACTCAGAAATTGTAATCAAAGTTGATGAAGAGAAAGAACGTCTTGAAGATTGTTGGCAGCTGGAACAGGCACAGAAGCACTTTGCGGATAAAAAGATTATGCCGGCGCCTGAGCCAGAACCACTGCCGGAATTAACTGATAGGGAATTAATGCAGCAGATATTAGACATACAAATCGAACAAGCTCTGAACATAGAATATATGGCTTGTTTGAAAGAATTAGGAATTTAAAGAAAGGAGTTTTACAATGACAACTTATGAAATGCTTGAAAAGCATATCAACAGCAAAAAAAGAGATGGTGTTTTTAATGATTTATTGAAAGAAACACTTAAATTTAAACTTGATGTATATATGCTGGCGAATCGCATCAGTGAAAGTCAGTATAATGCATTAATAAAACTAATGGAGTAACATAATGTTTGGTTACGAATTAGTTAAAAAGAAAAAGAAACGTGATCCAATCCGCTTTTCTAAAAAGATTATGTATATCAGTTTTAGTTTTTTGACGCTGTATGTTATGGCGTCTTTTTTGTTGGCATACCGATCCATGACAACACTGGACAGTCAATTGACGATCTGTGTGTTCGCGTTCTGGGGGACTGAATGCTTCAGCAATGCTTGGATCAAAGTATCTGAAATAAAACATCTGAAGGAGGAAAAGAAAGATGAACTATCTAATGAATAACTGGTTTATGATTGTGGCACTCTTGACAGTGCTTTTTGTTTGCTTTCTAGCTGTCAAAAAGTGGCTTAATAAGCCGACAACTGAACAGATAGCTAATATTAAAGAGTGGCTTCTATTGGCGGTCACAGAGGCGGAAAAACAGCTAGGAGGCGGCACAGGACAGCTTAAATTAAGGTTTGTTTATGACTGGGCGGTTGAACGGTTCTCATGGGTCGCATTAATTCCGTTTGATACATTTGCATCTTGGGTGGATGAAGCACTGAACGAAATGAAAAAGCAGCTTGCAGCAAATGAAGCAGTGAAAGCCTACATTGAGGAATAACAATGGAATGGATCAAGCAGAACATCCTGCTGCTCATCGCTATTATTAGCGTCTGTGTTGAGATAACACCTATAAAAGTAAATCCTATATCTCATTTATTAAAATGGGCAGGTAAGCTGATGAACGAGGGTATCAACAAAAGAATCGATGATATAGAAAAAGAACTTGCTACCATGCGACAAGAAAATTATGAAAAGGACGTCCGTGATATGCGTGGTGAGATATTGGATTTTGCTAATTCTTGCCATAATAAACGCAAGCACACAAAAGATGAATTTATCCATATCATTGAGCAAATAACCCGTTATGAAGAACTCATCGAGGAACATGATATTGCTAATGGAGTGATAGAGGTACAAGCAAAATATATCAAAGATTTATATAAAGAGTGTCTGCGCGAAGGCACTCTTTTAAGTTAGGAGGAAAAATGAAAAAATCTAAAGAATTAGTAGAATATGTAAAGAAGAAAGCTGCTGAACCTAAGACTATCTATGTCTTGGGTTCTTTCGGTCAGATTTTGACGACAGCATTTTTAAATCAAAAATGCCGGCAGCTTGCGTGGAATGAACAGAATAGAAATATCCTTCAGCAATACGTCGATCAGGGCTATCAAGCTTTTGACTGCTGCGGACTTATCAAGGCTTTTTTATGGGATGATAACCCCGCTAATTATAAAGTTGCCGAAGATGAAAACGAAGCAACCATGCTTGCAAGAGCAAAAATAAAGGGCAAGATTGCATCTTTACCGGAACGACCGGGAATCCTTGTTTTTATGCCTGGGCATGTCGGCGTATACATTGGCAATGGTGAAGTCGTAGAATGTACACCATCCGAATCACTCGGAGGATGGGGAGTGCTTACCACCAAGCTAAAGGGCAGAGGCTGGACTGTTTGGGCCGAGTATGCTCGAATCAGTTATGACACACCATCAGGATGGCAGCAAGTTGACGGATGCTGGTTTTACTTTTTTGAAGGTCATATGATTAAAGGATGGAAGTGGTTACCTATATCAAATGGATCTGATACATGGGGGTGGTTCTATTTCAACCCTGCAAACGGCATCATGCAGGCGAATAAATGGGTTAAATTTACGGACGGAAAAACTTATGAATTAGGTAAAAACGGTAAATGGACTGGTAATGCAAAATAAAAATAACGCTCACTCTCAATTAAGAGGGTGAGCGCTTTTTATTTGTTTTCAGGCGGTATGTATTCAAGTAAATCTGTAATATCACAGTCAAGCGCAGTGCATAAACGACCCAAAATATCAAAATCAACTCTTACAATCTTGTTATCGCAATAATGATTTAGTTGCGTTCTTTGCAACTCAGCTTTAAATGATAATTTTGATTTACTGATACCTTTTTCTTTCATCACTTCGTTTAGTCGCATTCTTACTTTGCCGAATTCTTCTGACATATTTTCATCTCCTATACAATATATGTGCAAATCTGTATTGTATATTCATTTTAAGATTGATATGATATAAATATAAGCTGTAAATTTGTATAGTAAATTCATATCTAAAGAGGTAATTATCATGAGAAAAGGTAAAATAAAGATACATTTAGAAGAATTAATTAAGAATTCAGGGTTAAGTAAGACTAAATTCAGCTACCGGGCAGATATGCAAATGTCACAGGTTAATGCTTACTGTAATAACACTATTAAACGCTTAGATGTTGATGTATTGGCAAGGATATGTGATACATTGGGCTGCAGCATAGCGGATCTGTTGGAATATACAAGAATAAAATAAGAGCCCCAAAAGAGGACTCCTGAAGCTTTTAAAATCAATTTGGTGAAATAGGTCTGCGTTTCAATGCCTCAATGATGCGGTCACACGCACCTGAACCCAAGCGACGATCCTCACCTGCCATGAAAGCATAGTAATTAGATGCGTTAATGCCCATATCTCGCAATAATTCTTTCATAGTTACATAAGCGGATAGTCTATTGATTTCACAGCGGTATTCATCTTTCGTCATTGTTTCACCTCACTTTGTATAGTGTTATAACATTGATAATAATAGCAGCTAGAGCAATCATACTAGCAGCAATACCTAATAATGACGACTTATCAGCTGAACCGAGTATAAAGATACAGATGATAGTTGTGGTGATAATGATTGTTTTGTTAGTGTTCATAGTTTAGTTTTATGGTATAATATAGATACCCCCAAAAGGGGGAGAGGAATTTTACTTCCTCTTACGCTTTTTGCGTTTGGGCTTGTTTGATTTGTAACTCATTATCGCCGTTGCTAAGCAGATTATTGAGGTTACTATATCAAGCAAGCTTTTTATATTATCCATTGCCTTTCATCCTTCCTTGATTATATTATACACTATATAAGGTGTATTGTCAATATAAATTAAGAAATAAATTGATTTTCTTTCATTATATTATATAAAGTAAAAAATTAAAAATGTACTTTTATTTACTAAGTATGACAATGTTCGACAAGGCATTATTTTACTAGGTGCTATAATGCTGAAAAAGGGTGATATGAAAATGGAAATAGATATTTTTCAATTTTTAGAGATGTGTGAAATAGAACTTATCAATCAGCTATGTAAAAATTGCCCTGAGTTAACAGTAGAACAAATAGAAAACATTGCAGAAGATTTTAGCAAAGAGATTGATAAGCAGTTAGTAGTTGATGGCATCATAATTGGTAAATAATTCCAAAACTTTATATCCTCATGTCGATTTATAATATTAATGAGGTGTTGACATGAGGAAGATAAAATTAAACGATGATCAGTTTTGGCATATTCAATATTTTTACGAATGGTTCGGAGCAATAAATAATCATGATCAAGAAATAGTTTACAAAGAATTGATACAAAAATTTGGTGAGGATAAGGTAAAAGCTTACGAAATAGAATGCAGAAAAAGATTTAAGAAAGGTGATATTATATGATTACCTTCTTGGGCTTTTTAGATAGACAAAAGCTAAGGTATAATAAGGCTCTCTTTGTTTCTGATCCAATGTATCGCGCAAAGATCATCAATCAGCATTTACGCAAATTTAAAGTGTACTGTAACCAACACCCCGAAGCAAACAACGACCTCAAAATATATGAGGATGAGGTGTGGGAGTATGAAAGGAAGCTAGGTATAAATAAATGGTAAATATTACCAGTTTCGTTACCTTTTTTCTTAATCTATAATTATGGCACAGGAGGTGCTGCCATAATGGAAAAGAAATTGAATGAATTAGAGTTTTTGGGCGTGCAATATCTTTATGAACTCAATATGAGTGTACATAAAAATAATGTCAGAAAAGTATTCGAAATATTAGTTGAGAGGTTTGGATCGGATGTTGTCGAAGCATATATTAAAGAATGTAAAATAAAGTATCCAGGACATCCAATATATAGCAATCTTTAA